TTTCGCGAAAGAGCCTATTTTTTTATAAAACATCGAATTACAAAAATATTTCTATGCCTTACTATAAAGGCTTTCAGCCTATTTTTGATTTATTTTTGAAAAAGATTTGGAAATCAAAAAAGAATAAACGTATCTTTACATCATCAAAACGATAAAGAAATGAAAAACACAATCAACGTAAACGCACTCACAGCAACATTATCTAAGATAAAGTTTATTAACAACCGCATGAGCATTACGCAGAAACAATTAAACAACGGCTTTAACGCTATCATGGCTATCAAAGTTCAGTTGATGTTTGAACTTGAAACACCACAGAAAGACAGCGCACTTTTCCAAACATTAGATGCAATCACCCGCAAGCTATTTATTACTAATGAAGAAATGGTGATAGTTACCGAATATGCCACTTCAATAATGGATGAAGAATTTGTAGAAAAATTAACCAATATTCTTAACTAAATAAAAACCAAACAACATGGCAACGTCAAAGAAAGTATTACAGAAAGATTTTACAGTTCATTCAAACGGGATGCAGAAGGCTATTGATTTCCTTGAAAAGAAAGGATATAAGCGTTATCAAACCGGGATGCAAAAACGTGGATACGATGATGGGATTATATATTTCAAAAATGGCGAAAAAGACGCATCAATAAGTAGAAGTAGTTTTAGTTTATATACAGCATATTACGTATAATTTTATGATTGACTTACAAAAATTCAAAACATGTGCAACAAAAGGGCAATGAAGCTCTTTTAAAAATCAAACTAAAATGAAAACAATATATCTCGTGAAGACTACTTTTTCTCAAGCAGGTTTTTACGCCACATCCACAGACCAGTTTAACACATTTCAACTGTTAGACGAACGTACAATAATTGTTGTTCCCCCGTCTCAAATGATAAGTGTAATAGAAGTAAAAAACTAATTAAATCACCTTTAATTTTCATTTTAATCACTCTTATAAAAATTAAATATTATGGCTTACATGAGCACAGAACACGCCGCCGAGATTCGCGCTAACCTTAAAAAGGCTTTCCCAGGTTGGAAATTGAGCGTAACAAAAAGACATCATTCATCTATCTGCGTTGATATTATTGAGAGCATAGATGTTGATTTCACCGAGGCTTTAAACGGTGAAAAATACAAGGCGATCAATCATTACTACATATCAAATAGCTACCAGGGCGAACAACGCGAGGCACTTCTAAAGATGTTCGCTATTATCAATGCCGGCAACTTCGACAAGTCAGACAGACAAAGCGACTATTTCCATGTTGGCTTTTACGTTGATATGGGTATCGGTACTTTTGAAAAACCCTACACTTTTAAAGGCAAGAGCGCAAAGGTCGCCGAACCAACCACACTGGCGACCAAAGGCGTAACAGAGGTATTCGCGGACGCTACAGGCGAAGTACACATAACATCTGAGTACGGTCTCACAGTTCAGCAGATCGAAAGCATTACAGACCATTTTAATTTTCTGCAAACTAAAGTCGTCGAGATCGAAGAACCCGCCAAGATTGAAGATATCGCAGCCGTGACCGTTGAAGTAATCGAGCCGGCAAAGGTTGAGATCGTGACCGATTACGCCGAAGGCCTTGAAACCGGTAAGCACTTCCATGCTGAAATGATACCCCAGACGGAAACCCAGACAGCCGCCGCGGTTGGATTGCTCCCGGCCAATGTTGAACCGGTTACACCGTCTTCACCGTTCGCAGGTCTAAAAGAGACAGCCCGCCGGGCTTTTTACTGGACGTCATTTAACCCCGAGGGCAGAGGCGACCGGACAATCGCGGAACATGAGCGGTTACTTGCTGCAGATCTTGCCCAGGTACCGGACAACTACAAAGCCAAATACACCGAAAAATTTATAGCTCATTTCTCCGGCTGGCTGCATTCTCACAGCCGTTGCGCCTCATCCGCTGTTACCGGCGGCTCTGGGTTCAATGTCCGCAGGGCGGAGAAAGCCAATAACGCCGAAAATAACAAATATGAGGCGTTCACAGCGTGGCGGGAGCGGATACTTGCCAAACTGGCCCGGTCAGAGCGTAAAAGAGAATTAGCAGGGAACGGAGGCGAGTTAGGCGAAGCCGTTCGCAACCTCGAGAGCCGGAAAGCCTCACATGAGCGGATGAAAGCCATAAACGCAACTATCAGGAAACACCATAAAAACGAGGCCGACTGTGTAGCCGCTCTGGCATTGCTGAAAGTAAGCGAGAGCGACGCTCTTAGCCTTTTGCACCCGAAATACAGCTACCAGGGGCAAGGAGTACCGCAATACATGTTATCTAACAATCTGGCACAGATCAAGAGGTTAGAGGACCGCGTTAAGCAGTTGCAAGCCAAAGAGACCGTAAAAGAACAAATTCAGAGCGGCGAAGCTGAGACACCAATAAAAGAGATCAACGGCGCAAAGATCGTTAAGGACTTCACGGATGACCGCCTAAAGATTGAGTTCCCCGGCAAGCCCGCGCCCGAGGTTATAAAGGCTTTGAAGTCTCACGGGTTCCGCTGGTCTCCATTCCTCAAAGCCTGGTGCAGGAAATTAACAGCGGCGGCGGCTTATGATGCCGAGCGCGTATGTAAAGCGATCGCAGCTTAGAACCTGTAAACCCTATCACATTTTTAACATTTTTCAACCCGCCACCACATGAATTTTCAACTATTTTGGAAAGGACACCGCCAGCCAACCGGAGGAATAACATTTGAAGCCGTCAAAAAATATTTTGATAACGCTATATCAACCGGCGCAAAAAGAACAGATTTTGTACTAAAAAACCAGTACGGAGTACTAAGTCCGGACACCTTTAATTTATCCACATGGCCAGAGAAGGACAACCTAAAATATTATACAACTACTTTTTTAACCAATTAAAATACATAACCAATGAGAACAACCACGCTTAAAGAAAATCACGAGAAAGCGATTAACGCGCTCGAATTACTGCAAAAAGCAGACCTACGGAAACGAGAGCAGATTACAACACTCCGAAAAATATACGATAATATGTACAAGGATTGGAGCCGGTACAGATATGTTTTGAAACAAGCCCGTAAATACGCCCGCTGTGAGAGGTGGCTGCGTGATTATTACCGGAGGAAACTCGAAAAAATAAATACACTTGCTATTTATAACAAATAATATGTTTCATTTTTCAATCTAATTTTCTACGAAAATCATCTTTCAAAATTTCACTCAAGACAAAAAATAACATGAAAAAACAGAAAGTAAAAAAACGAAAGCAAGGTTCAGGCGGTGCGCGTCCCGGTGCAGGGCGAAAACCGTTAGAAAATGCTAAAAACGTTTCAAAATCATTGACGAAATCCGAGGCGGAACTCATTGAAAAACTAAGGATTACAAATTATGTAAACAAATATCTTTAAAATTGTTTGTTTTATCAAAAAGTATAGTACTTTTGCTAAACAATTTAACAATCAAAAACAAAAAATCATTCTTTCACACCACAGGGGTAAAACTTTCTTAACAAACTTCAATAACCATGATAAACAACCGAAAGCAGACCATTGCCGAAAGGCTAAAAGCAATTGCGCCTCATTGGTCACAGGCACAGCGCACAGGATGGGCATACCGAAACGAGGTATCTCTTGCCACCGTTAACCGCTACCTGGCGGGAAACATCGGTAGCATCCCGTTAGCCGAGGCCATTCTATCCGAGGCCGAGAAATACGCGCCTGGCAAGCAAATAGCCAAAACAAGCTAAAAAGAATTCCAAAATCAATTTCCAAAATTCCAAAATCAATTTCCAAAATGTACAAGGGAAAGTATTCGTTCAGCCAAAAGACGCAGAAAGCGATTAATGAGGGCGGTCAATCCATCAGCCTCCGTTCTGCCATAGAAACCGAAATACGCATGATTAGCCGCCGCATGGATGCCAACCTCATTCCGGCAGACCTGCGCCCCGGTTACCAGCTTAAACTTGATCATTTGAATGAAAAATTAAAAAATCTTGAACCATGATTTCATTCAAGATACTGGCGGTATTATCCATCGCAATGGTAGCCACCACAATCGGACTTAAAGTATTAGAAATCATTTTCCACAACAATAAAACAACCAAAAATTATGAACGAAAAAATCACACTATTTAACAGCGTACTGGATGCACGTATAGCCACAACGCTGGCACTTGCCGAAGAAATGGAAATCAAGCGCGACCACCACGACACCGATTCGCTGATGTTCGGCATATATGACGGATTTGCTTGGGAATGCCGCCACGCCGCCAAAGAATTCCGGTCAATCAAAACCATGTTCAACGACATTTTTAAACCGGTTCCTGATGTGGATATTATGCCAATCGAAGCATTGCGCATTGATGATGCACGTTATGAGATGCAGCAGGAACGAGCATTTGAAAAGTATTTACGTGACGATGCACGGGCTGATTTTGATAATGAATAACCAAACTAACAAATCATGGCAAACGAAATAGCTAAATGGCAACCGCCGACATTGGCAGAATTGACCACCGATATCGAAAAAGCAGCCCAAAATGATGTACTGAACATCGCGCTCAACCTTGAACCGCCGCCATCTTGGGTGAAGGAAAACGAATTTGTCAAGGTCAAAGTAAATGGCAAATCAGAACTGCTTAAATATATCCCCATCGACAAACAACGCCTTATAGCAAAGCGGATATTCGGAATAGTAAAGGTAGAAATATTGCGCGAAGCGGTAATGTTTCATTCGATATGCGTAACGGTAAGATTGCATTATACGCACCCGTTGACCGGGCAAGAACTATTTATGGATGGCATTGGTGCGGTAGCTGTTCAAACTGATAGTGGGTCAAGCGCATCGGATTTAAGCAAAATAAAAAACGATTCAGTCATGAAAGCCGCACCCGCTGCTGCAACATACGCAGAAAAAAACGCTTACGATAAAATAGGTCGCGTTTTCGGTGGTGAAATTCAAAAAGACGCTATACAGTATAACGCCGATATGTCAAGTTTTGCGAAAGAGTTTTACGGGGAGAAGCCAACGGACGAGGATTGGAAGGATTTGTCCGAATTGCTTAACCTGAAAACAGACAGCCTATCGCCCACAGAGTTAACAGACGCACAACGGATTATCAGCAAAAAAGAATCTAACAGTTTCAAAAAATTGCAAACACTTTTTAAAAACAAATAACCATTAGCAAAATTCAGAAAATCCAAATTTAGAACTTCAAAGCTATTGACCTGTTTACCGCAGATTTCATCGCCAGGACAGCAATAGTAACCGCAGGAGAAATTGAATACAGATTAATCGAAAATTAATTTTAAAAGCCGTCCGAATAACTGATATTCGGACGGCACAAAATAAAACTAATGCCAATAAATAACTTAGAAATTCGCATAGGCAACTTCACATCGTCAGGCATTGCCGACCTTATGACACTTGCAAAAAATGGTAAAGACTTTGGCGCACCTGCATTGTCCTACATTTACGATTGCAACATGGAACGCCGATTTGGCTTGCCAATATCGGGCGAAACAGATGCAGTACCAACAGAATGGGGTAACGCCTTAGAGCCTTTCGTTCATGAACTACTTCCTACCTCATACGAATATACATCGCAGATCACCGCAATACACCCTAAATTCGATTATTGGGCAGGTAGTGCGGATGGATTCAACAACAACGGAGAAAGGGCTGTATTTGACACTAAATGCCCCTTTACCAGAGCTTCGTTTCATGGGCTTGTTATGCCTTTGGTTTGCGGGCTGACGGGTATTGATGCCATGAACGCGATACGGTTCGGATTCGAGTACGAAACATGCAAGTTCAATAAACATAAACAGGGGGAACAATATTATTGGCAGTTGGTAAGTAATTCCGTTATCAACAATTGCGACTATGCTGAACTGATTGTGTTTATGCCATATCGCTCCGAACTACTCACAATCATGCCGATAATAACCGAGATCCCCAAATTGCGGTATATCGGCGATAGAGTGCCATTTATTGAGGATGGCGGTATGTTTAAGAACCTGAATATTATCAGATTCCGCGTTCCTGATGCCGACAAACAATTACTAACGGAAACGGTTGAATCCGCCGCCCAATTGCTTATCAAAAGAAACTAATCAAACATGAACGCAGATACCCCAATTAACGAAGTCCTGCTGTTCGGCGAATGGCGTTATGCACATCCTGAAGTAGTGGAACATCTGAACACTTTAGATGAACGGTATAAGAAGCTGTGCCAAGCTAATTTCGCGGCACTCGAAGCGGATAGACGTTACAGACTTCACCCAACGTTCTTTAACAAACACAGACGTAACATGCGGATTAAAGATGTCATAAACATCATTTCAGGCACTCGTGAACTTTTTAAATAACTGATGGTAGCTATATACTTATTTACCAAACTGATATGACCACCCCATTAGAACGCATAATGTACGCCACGCATAGGCTGATTCGAGCCGAAAGATTAGCGATGGAATGTTCTACTCCGAAACGGGCAGCGGCAGTTACTAAGCGTAAAAACGAATTGGTCGAACTGTGCAAACGCGAACTATGGATGGCTAAATTCAGTCAGCAGTATTTGTTTAAATAAATTTGGATAATCGGAAAATAATAACTACTTTTACAAAGCGACAAAATTAAAAAGTATGTTATTTCCTTAACAACATTTAATGTACATTGGGGGGCGTATAACATACGTGTTTTTGAGTTTGTCGCTATTCTCTGCCCCCCAATTTCTTTTCTTTCAAAATAGCTGTGATGAAATATTTCCTGCACGACTGTAATGCGTTTCAAGACGAAAAAATAACCGAATTGTATATGCAATTTGGCTATGAGGGGATTGGTCTGTTTTTTACGACATTAGAAAAGCTTGCAAATCAAGAAAAACCCCTAAAAACTTCTGTACTGAAAACCCAATTAAATGTTGGTAAAAAGTTGGAGAAATGCTGGAAGTTTATGGAAAGTATCGAGCTACTTTCATCAAACAATGGTGAAACTTTCAACAAACAATTACTAAACTACGCAGGAAAATATAAATCTAAAAATGAAAAAAATGCAAAGAGGGTTGCACAATGGCGTGAAAATCAATTACTTACAGAAAATGTAACGCATTACGAAAGCATTACGTTACCATTACGTAATGCAGACAAAGTAAATGAAAGTAAAGTAAAGGAAAGTAAAGTAAAGGAAAGTAAAGCAAAGGAAAGTAAAGTATTTACGCCACCAACAATTTTTGATGTTATTGCCTATTTTAAAGAAAATGGATTTACCGAACCGTTAGCACGTAGAGCCTTTACTCATTACAATTGTGCTAATTGGTGTGATTCAAAAGGGAATAAGGTTATTTCATGGAAGCAAAAAATGCACACAGTTTGGATGACTGACGAAAATAGATTGCCAGAACAAAATACAGAACTTAGCCCACTTAATCAACCGCAACTATAACCCATGATTAACCCCGAAATCATACAGGAAGTAAAACAGAAAGCGCACGTTTTCGATATTATTCCGCTTCATGTCCAAATGAAGCGTGCGGGAAAGGATTTAGTTTCTAAATGCCCCTTCCATGATGAAAATACGCCATCATTCAAACTTAATAATAGGGACAATTATTTTAAATGTTTTGGTTGTAATGCCGGTGGCGATGTGATTGAGTTCCTGATGAAATACAAGCATTGGGGCTACATGGAATCTATCAGATATTTGGCGAACCATTACGGAATTGAATTTACAGAGGATACACCGCGAGAAAAAAAGGTTTACACTAAGCCTACACCACGCACCGATAATCTAAGTCCCCAGGCGATAGCTGTGTTCGCCAACAGGGGTATAAGCGAGAAAACTCTGAACGACATGAAGGTGACGGGATGCACCACATGGATGCCCAAGGGGAAGGATAACACCGATGCGATTTGCTTCAACTACTTTAGGGACGGGAAACTTATCAATATCAAGTTCAGGGCGGTAGCCGAAAAAGACTTCATGATGGCGAAGGATGCCGAACTGCTACTCTACAACATCGACAGCCTGAAAGGTCAGAAGTCGTGTTGCATCGTGGAGGGGGAAATAGACACATTGACGTTGTACGAATGTGGATTTAAATCGGTTGTATCAGTACCTAATGGGGCATCGGGAAGGAACTTAGAATACCTTGATGACTACATGAATATTTTTGATTTTATGGATAAGGTATATATTTTCACAGATAATGATCCACCAGGAACTGAATTAAAAAATGAACTTGCAAGGCGAATTGGGTTTGAAAAATGTTTGCAAGTATCACACTTACCCGATTGCAAGGATGCGAATGAAATACTTACCAAATACAATAAAAAAACAGTTCAGGAAGCTATAAAACATTCAATCGAATTTCCGCACGAAGGGGTATATTCGTTATCCGATTTAGGCAGTAAAGTTTATGATTTTTACAATGTCGGTTATCCAAAAGGTGTAGGAATAGGGATAAATTCGTTTGACGAACACCTAACATTCAGGCTTGGTCAATGGACAACAGTAACGGGTATTCCCTCACATGGTAAATCAGAATTTGTAAATCTTATTTTGGCTAAACTATGCGAGTTACATGGATGGAAATCGGGGATATGTTCATTCGAAAATGATGTAGCAATACACATAACTCAATTGCAGGAAAAAATTGTAGGCAAGTCATTCAATCCAATAAAAGACCAACAACCACACGAACGCATGAATCCTGATGAATTTTCATGGTCATTGGATTACATACATAATAACTTTTTTTTCATAAAAACCAATGAAATAGACGTTACAATTGATGGCATTTTAAACAAGGCGGCAGAATTGGTAAAACGTAAAGGGATTAAGGTGTTTCTTATTGACCCGTGGAATTATATTGAGTTTCAGCATACTGGCGAAACGGAAACAATCTACATAAGTAAGACGCTCACGAAAATTAGTAACTTCTGCACAAAATACGGGGTACATATTTTCCTGATTGCGCACCCGACAAAAATGCCACGGGTGAATGGCAAATATGAAATACCCGGTCTTTACAATATTTCGGGTTCTGCGCATTTCAAAAATAAGACTTTTAATGGTATCGTGGTTTATCGCGATTTTGTTAAAATGACAACAGAAATAATAATTGAAAAGGTAAAATATTTTTGGCTCGGTAAAATGGGAACAGTTGAATTCACTTACAATATGAACACGCGACAATACGAACCATCGTTACCTAATGCTTTTGAACCACCTCCTACTTTACCGCCACCACCCACAGGCTTCCAAACGCCACGGTTACCATACAAAGACGAAGAATTTTAATAATAAACAAGGTAGTAATCACCAAAATAAATTTTGAAATTCAAAACTAATAACTACTTTTGCCATGATAACTGATGCGGCCACATCTATCAAAACATTCTTTCCCTTGCGGGAGTTGACGACTGGCCGGTCTGATGCTTCCACAAGGGATTTGTCATTTACGATGTTTACGTACATTCTAAAATCACAATGGTGCTATATATAATTATATTCAAAAATAAATCCAAACTATGCCCAATAGATACGTAGAGTCAATAATGGAGAAGTGCCACCGAGAAGGTTGCAAGAATAAGGTCAGGCGCACACCGTATGATTTAAGAGCCGGAAAGAATATTTATTGCTCCTGCTCCTGCAAGGCACAGCAGATGCACACCAACAGAGGAGAAACAGGCAAGCAAGTAAAGTGTGGTCGTCCTGAATGTGATAATATCATGAAGCAGTTTCCATCCGATGTAAGGAACGGAAAGGCTAAGTATTGCTCCAAATCATGCGCTATGAAGCACAGGCAGTCACTATCACCCGTAAACAAAGGAAAGATGGAACGCGCCTACTTAGAAAAGGCAATAGCAAAAGATTACGTCAGACACACCTACAAGCAGATAGCCGAGAAATTAGGCTACCATGAGCATCATATCCAAAGGATAGCAGTAGCCATGAGGACAGCAGGAACACTACCTGAAAAACACAGAAAAGAAAAGCCTGTAAAAGTAAAAAGGCAAAAGAAAATACCAGCACCTAAGCCACCTAAAGTAGTAAAGGAGAAGGTCTACCACGAAACCATGAAACGCGCTCCAAAGGCTCCGGTACAACAACTATCTAATAGAGTAATAAACAACTCCGAATATGTCTGGGTGCAGATAGATAGCAGGACAAGAGTACAAAGAAGAATAGCATCGTAGTGTAGTTTTACGAAGTCAGCGTCAAGCTGATTGAGGAAATCGGAACAAAATACAGGAACATTTTTAACCATACAAAATAATCAACCATGAGCAACAGCACATCATCTTCAAGCGAAGGCATAGGCTTCTTTGGATTACTCACAATAGCACTTATTGTACTGAAACTAACCCATTACATTAACGTATCATGGTGGTGGGTATTACTACCTATGTATGGCGGAGTGTTAGTTACGGTATTACTGCTGATTATAGCCGGAATATTCTTGTACGCAAATCACAAAAAAGAAAATAACAAACGACATGACAGAATGGAAAAATTCAGGAAAAATCATTACAGTTAATTTGTCAATCAGAAGTGTAGGTTACAGAGATCAGCCAACGAAGTGCTGATGGAAGTAACCGAAACAAAATACAGGAAAATATGAACAGAACCTCACTAAAAGGACTACTTGATAGATCAGCTAAAGGAGTAGGAGTTACTTCTAAGGATAATATATTACCTAAAAAGAGGTCTAAGTACGGCAACAAGAAGAAAGTAGTAGACGGAATAACCTTTGACTCCGAGAAAGAGGCTAACAGGTACATAGAACTAAAGTGGATGCAAGACCATCATGTAATATCAGGACTAAGGCTGCAAGTACACTACGAACTAAATCCAGGAGGTACATTCTCATACAAGTACATAGCAGACTTCGTTTATGCTCAAAGTGACCACTTAATAGTAGTAGAAGATGTAAAAGGATATAAAACAAGAGAATTTAAGAAAAAAGCAAAACTTATGGAGAAGGTGCATGGAATAAAAGTAAGGCTGCATTAGTTCCGATTTTCATGCTAATTTCTATCGAAATCACCACTCAAATCGTTCACAACCAAAAAAACAAATATGGAACTAAAATACGCAAAAATCTCACTGTTATTCGGCGAAAGGCAAACAACCATAACTCTACATGATGGGGAATCAGGAACTACATTTGCCGAAATAACGCTTACCCCCGACCAACTGTCATCTGCATTGTCAAGGATTGGGCATACCCCATGCAAGATTCAATTGTTTGGTTTAGACCGCGTAAACAAAAAACTCGAAATAGATAATTTCAGGTTTGAAATACCAAAGGAAAAACCAACGAATGACCAATTGCTTTGGTTGTGCAAGAAAGCATTAAAAGAAATCGGGAAGGAAGATTGGACACCCGATAATTATTGGAATAACCAAACGACATTTGTCAGTGTCGGAAACAAGAACTACGCGCAAACCACTATTAGAAGGTGGGTATAACCAAGTTAAAACTCCCTAAATCGAAGCAAATTACAAGAACAACCAAAGTAAAACATACACCCACCATGAAAAATATGTTTGATAGTCCTGAATCATTCCAAGCATATGCTACCATAGAAGCAGGCATATGGATGATGTCAGAAATTCAAAAGGAATGGAATAAAAAACGAAGTCCTATCGAGAAAGCCGTTGACGAAGCAACAGGATTTGGAAGAGACCAAGATATAATGTGGTCGCAAAGTATAGTCGTCATTCTTGAAGATATTATTGTGGCTAAAAAGTTTATAGAAATGGATTTTGAATCAGACCAAACCATTCTTGATAGAACTAAAGAGCATATAAAACTCATGAAATCTGCATAGGTAAGCATTTAGAATACATAACCAACCACCAACCAATAATGAGACACTACATTGTACTGGACACGGAAACTACAGGAACACCCCACGACAAAGCATATAGGTTCCCCCCTATTTACTTAGAGGAATGGTGTATAAGGGCTATACAGGTAGCGTGGCAGGTATATGACGAGAGAGGAAAACTACTTAAAGAATACTGCAACCTGATTAAGCCCGTAGGATTTGAAGTACCCAATCAAGACTTTTGGATAAAGCACAATCTTACCCAAGATAGGTGCCTGAAAGAAGGGGTAAACCTTTTACAAGCAACCAAAGCCTTCATAGACGTAGTAAGCCGGTACGACAACATAGCATGGGTAGGTCATAACGCTGCCTTTGATAAGGGAATATGGGGATCAGAACTCGTAAGAGCCGGAGCCATAGAAAAGGGATTAGACCCACTCAAGCTATCCATAGCAGAAAGAGCCTCTTACATGCTCAAAACAGGCAAGAAACTCGATACCTACTGTACCATGCGGGGAACAATGAATTGGATTAAACTACCAAGCAAAAACGGGGGATTGGAGTATAAGTTTCCACGCTTAGAAGAAACGTATTCATGGTGCTTTCCGGGCGAAGTACCCATACAAGCTCATGACGCATTGGGAGATGTAAAAGCAACGGCACGTATCTTCTTTGAGTGCTTGAAAAAGGGCTACATGGAACTCAAACAACCAGCACCATCACTTTAAAATAGGGTTCTCACCAAGATAAAACACGACAATGCCGATTATTTTCAACAGAGAATGGGAGATGCCAAGTAAGTGGACGTTTACTATCCCATCTATAAAGCAGTTGATTTACAAATACTGTAAGGACGGCATCGGATGGATAGACCCTTTTGCGGGAGAAAATAGTCCGGCAGAGATAACCAACGATCTGAATCCTGAACGACCTACGCTATACCATATGAGAGCATGCGATTTTGCCACGACATTGCAGGGTAAGTACAAAGGCATACTATTTGACCCACCGTACAGCAATCGCCAAATAAAGGAGTGTTATGAAGGTATTGGCATCACTCCAACAACAGAGGATATGCAGTCGCTATTTCAAAAAGAGAAAAAGCTATTCTCAGACAAAATAGAACAGGGAGGTATTGCTATATGCTTTGGATGGAACTCCGGCGGATTTGGCATAAATCTTGGCTTTGAAATGATAGAAATATTTCTCGTAGCTCACGGGGGTAGCCACAACGATACCATAGTCACCGTAGAACGTAAAGTAACAAATACAATGTTTTAAAATAACTCACAATGACAAACACAACCTTCACCACCATCCATGAAATAGTAGCCAACGAACTCAACATCGAAAAAACAGCGATAGCCCGTCATATCTTGGAATGCAGGCACGAAGAACAACTTTCGGTAGTGGAACCCGTGATAGAGAATTTCGCACGCTTATACCACTCCCCTGAAGCAGATGCAGCGGCAAAGTATCTGTTTTGGCTTATGGAACAGAGGCGTAGGCTTATTGTTCATCTTTATTATATTATTGGTGTATGCGAGTTAGGATAGAGCCGGAAGGTAAGGCAGCCATATTGTCGGCAGGTATCGTACTGATTATTTTATTTGCCCTGATTTTCTTTCTCGTCTGTATTCTGTCCTGATTTTTATTCAACCAAAACAACCATTTTAACAATGAAACACATAATCAAAAAGTACGCCAGCCGGATCATTGACCACCTGGAGGTGAAAAGAAAGCCCACCCCCGCGATAAATCACAGGTTATCCATCATCGAAGACTTTAACTCCATAGACAACTTTATTTCAGACAATGAAGGAGAAGAAGCATACAGAGATGCAGACCGGCAGATAAAAGAATTCAGGAAGATTTACCCCCATCCTGATAATGACTACCTTGTAAGCAGGTTAGAATATAGCCTGATGAATAAGAAGCAAGGAACAGCATTAGAGAAGGCATGTAGCCCCATTGCTGTAAGAGAGAAGGCATGTAGCCAATTTGATTACCTTGTATCTCTTATGGCTAAATTCAGGCATTACCCAGTAGATGAAGTAGCAGCACTCGTAGATTGTTATAAGGTGTCATTCCCACAAGATGAATATTCAACACTACGGAATAGGCTCGATCATAAATTACAAGAATATTCTAAACCCCATCCATTGCTCAAATCGTAATGGCACTATCTACGATAGCACCCTTACAATTTTTCGCTTAGACAACCAAAACACCTTCTATAATATCCATCTACCTTTTAAAGCCGGACTATTTTAGTTCGGCTTTTTTATTGCACAAAAAAAGCGCATATCTAAGATGTGCGCCAAAATCGGATTTTACCCCGGTTGTTAGTTCAGTTGAAA